CGCCTCGTCGGAGTCGAAATCCGCTGGCGCATAGCGTTCTTCCTCGCCGGCGATGTTGCGAAAGATGCGCACCAGCTCGGACGATTCCTCGACGCGGTAATACTCGGCCACATAGACCACATCGGGAGTGCACCAGTCGAACTCGTGCTGATGGATCAGCTTAGGCCAATCGCTCGGGTCGTCGCCCCAGGTGTCCTTGTACGCTTCGCGCGTCATGCTGGTGATCACAAAGCAGCGTTTGGCGTCGGACTTGTCCTGGCGCTTGGCTTCCAGATCAAAGAACACCGAGCTGTCAGCGTCGTAGATCGGCTCGATCTTGATCCGCTGACGGTCATCATCTGGATCTTCATCGTCCTCGTAGACCGTGCGCAGTCGCCATGCGCCAAATCCGCCGCCTACAGCTTCCTCGAATGCGTTGTCGTAGGCTTCATCGGCCACGCTGTCTTGCTCATCAGCACGATAGAGACCATCGCACGCATCAGCGAGCTTGTCGTATTCCTCGCCTTCTTTGCTGACGAAATCAACCGTAATGCGGTTGTTCCGGTATTCGTTGATGATGCGAATGACAGCCAAGTGAACCTTGTTCACTTCCAGCTTGGGCTTGTTCTCGAATTGCTCGCCAAGCGGCCCTTCCCATTGACTGCCGGCTAGGCTGTAGAAGCGGCGATCGGCTAGGCATTGCAGGCGCTCGTCTCGCAGCGCCGATTGGATGTTGTCAAACTCGGCCAGCGCTTCAGCGTGAATGTTCGCCAGTCGCTGTTCTTTCGAGATACGGGCCATGTCTTTTCCTTTTGATTGGTGCGATTGTCTCACCAGCGGTGCATGGTCGGCAATGCTTGCACCGTCTGAGGCTTGCTTGTCAAGTTCGCCCGTCTTGCGCCTTCGCACGCATAGCGCAGTGCGTCAATCAGATGGTTGTCCTTGTCAGCCAGCACAGGCAACACGGCATTGGTCAGCGGGTCTGTCTTGTAGCTGTAGAGCCTCAGCTCCTCAATCGTGTGAGTGCAGCGCGGATGCACCACGATGTCAAAGCTCTTGAGCCACTCAATGCCGTCCTCTACCGACTTCGGCCCCTTGATCGCTGGCATGATCTTCGGAAAGCCATTGCGCCTCATGTGGCTGATCGTCTCAGGGCGTGAGCTGTCGGCCACAATGGGCCATTTCTCAGCCTCTGGCACGGTCATAAACAGGCTCGGCGTGTCCGATATCTCGCAGCCCACCATGTAGGCCTCGTGATCGATGTAGAGCTTCCTGCCGACGATGTGGCAGCGTATCAGCACAGTCGGGTCAACCGCAAAGCCCCAGTCAGCGCCCATGCGATGCACTGCGTCCTTGGGCGTGTCGAATTCCTCAACCGTCCAGTTGCGGAAGACACGCGCCTCACTGCTGCCGGCGTAGTCACCCTCCCAGACATGGCGGAAGCGGTCGGCGTCACGCTGGCGGTCGTACTCCATCTCCTGCTGCAACACATCGGGGAACCATGGGTTTTCCGTGTAGTTGACGCGCTTGACGACGCAATCTGGCGGCGGGTTGTCGCTGCGCAGTAGCTGCTCAATCGGATCGGTGGCTTGATCCGGATTCCATGTAAACCAAAGTTCTGATCCGGGCTTTCGGATCGTCGGGCGCAACAGATCCAGGCTGCGCTGGCTCAATGACTGCGCTTCTTCCACCCAAGCGCAATCGTAGCCTTCCAGCGACTTGATTGAGTCGGCCGTATGGTTCTGCATGCCCTGGAAGATGATCAGGCCGTCACCAATGCGGGACTTGATGACAGACTCCTGAACCTCGAAGTACGCGCCGGCGTTAAGCGCCTCGATCTTCAATTCCAGCAGGCGCTTGACCGACTGAGACAGGCTTTTCTGGACTTCGCGCACGCACACCGTGCGGCGCTTCGGATCCATGATATGCGCCTCGATCACCATCTCAGCGAAAGCGTGAGACTTGCCGGAGCCTCGTCCGCCGTATGCGCCCTTATAGCGCGCCGGATTGAGGAACGGAAGCGCCCACTTGGGCGTCTCAATCTTGAGCGTGGTCACTTGTCCACAACAACGCGCTCGATGCGCTGAATAGCCAGCAGGCCGTTAACGTCCAGCTTCTGCGGAGCGTTGAAGCCGTGCATGGCGTTTAGCTCCTTCACAGCGCTCACAGTGTCGCTGGCCTTACCATCCCCTTGAATCACGCCGATCAGCGTCCTAACGCTGTCCTCTCGCGTCCAGAGGGCCTTTGCAGACAGGGCGGCTTTCAGTTCTTCAACCCTTGCGGAAACGTTGCGGTCAGACGCCAGTCTTGACGCCATTTGAACCACGGTCTCTGGCTTGGTGGTGGGCCTGACATCAAACGCCGAACGGTAAGCGTCTGCCTGCGACATCCCATCCGCAATGCACTGTGCAAACTTCTCCTGCTTCGGCGTCAGACTCACTTTCAACTCCATCAGAAACCGCCACCCCGCGACGTGTAACAAGTCACGCTGCCGTCGCCATTCTTGTAGCAGCGCGTGACCTGAGCGTGAGCCAGTGTAGCCGCCATGCAGACGGCCAGGATGATGATTCGTTTCATTTGCGGCTCTCCAACTCAATCAGCAGATCGACTTCGTGCTTGATCTTCTCCAGGTCCTGAAAGCGGCTCTCTGCCGGCTTGTCGCGCCAGCGGGTGATGCGCTTGACGATGCACCCCTCAAGAAACCCCAGGCCATTGGCATGGATGTACTCGACTGGCTGGATGGCTTTGTCTTTGTAGTGGCTGCCCGCCACCTGGGTAGACAGGGCGCTCATTGCTCCACCTCTGCCAGCTTGGATCGCAGCTCGTAGCCCATCAGCGGCCAGACCTTGATGATGGCGTTCTGGCGTGCAATGTTGCGGCCAATCTCGGCATCGAAGTTCTTGGGGCTGACGCAGGCCGACTCGCCGGTGACGGTGTACCCATTGCGCAGGACGAGGACACAGAAGGTCAGCAGATCCAACGGGTCGAGGTCAGCATCCGACGGCTGAGGGCGCTCACGCCCAACGTAGGTGCCGTCCACCAGGGCGCCGCGTCGGCCATCTCTGGCCGTGAAGTAGTGCTCGCTGACGATGTTCGCCTCAATGTCTGCCGGCGTGATGCGCGGAGCGGTTAGGCCATTGGCATGGATGTACTCGACTGGCTGGATGGCTTTGTCTTTGTAGTGGCTTCCTGCCACCTGGGTGTCGAGGGCGTTCATTGATCCACCTCTGCCAGCTTAGACTTCAGCGCGTAACCCATCAGCGGCCAAATCTTGTTGACGGCGTTATCGCGTGCAATATTGCGGCCAATCTCGGCGTCGAAGTTCTCGGCGCTGACGCAAGCCGACTCGCCAGTGACGGTGAAGCCGTTGCGCAGGGTCAAAACGCAGAAGGTCAGCAACGTGTGCTCGGTGGCGATCGTCTTCGAGTAATCGCCGGTCATGGTCGCGTGCCCAGCAATGCCCTCGGCGGCAGTGAAGTAGACCTCCTTCACGATGTTGCCATCAATGTCTGCCGGCGTGATGCGCGGAGCGGTTAGGCCATTGGCATGGATTTCGGTTTCGATCTGGTGATCTGTCATGTGATCCTCGTGCTGTTGATCCAAGTGCTGGTTGAAGGAACCGGGCAGTCGGGGCACTACTCCGACGTTCGAGGGCGACTCTAGCCCGGTCTTGTGGATTCTAAGCTAGATGGCCTCGATTGTCACCACGACGCGCCCTGGCTTTTCGATCACCAGTTCGCCAGTCGCTGCGCGACAGCGATAGATGCGCAGGTCATCGATCTGGCTGTCATCCTTCCAGACGCCTGCATGAGTGAGGCCGTCAAGGATGCCTTTGTGCAGGTTGTCCAGATCCCGCTTGCGCCGGTCTGGCATCCACGCTTCCACCGTGACACGCACCAGGCCCGTGAAGCTGCCCAGATGCGCCGCTGCGACGCTTTCGCGCACTGCCTGACGGTAGGCCCGTCCTTGCTCAGAAATCAGCGTCCTGCCGGCTAGCCTTCCAGATCGTGGGCTGCGGTAGTAGCTGTTGACTGTTGGTGGCCATGGCAGGGTGATGCTCACCATCTGCTGTTGCGAATCTTGGCGATGCCAGGCATATCGTCTGCGCAGCCGTCCTCATATTCTTCCAGCTCAGACAGCACCCGGTGCACCTCGGCAGGGTCGCACTTGTCGCGCACGATCATGTGCATGGCGTTGATGAAAACTACCAATTTGCGTTTTTCAAAGCTGGCCTTTCGAACGGCTGTATTGCATGCCCCCCACGACTTCTCTCGGTTTCCGTCAAAAAAGTTACCGCTTGCCGGCCATTGCTGCAACCCAACACGCCCATCATCCGTCCAGATGATCATGTGGTCCTTGATGCTCTTTCTCATGGTTTTTCCAAAACAAAAGCCCTTGGCGACAGTCTCAGACTTGCGTCTGTTGGCGGACACCGAGTAGGTGCAGACTGCCCCCAAGGGCTTACTCTAAAAACCGCCGCCAAGCGGTTGTAATCTCTGTCGCAAAGTCCGCTGTTGCAGTGTTGCAGTGGGTACGTGCGTCGCCGCACGATACCACGTTGCAACAATATCTGCAACATAAAACCCCTTTGTTGCAATGTTGCTGCAACACGCTGCAACAGTTGCAACATTAATTTGTAGGGTTATTTTCCGAAGGTTTGCAGGCCCAGGAAAAGTCCAGAAAACACGCCAGACATGGACTCTTGGGTGGCATGGAATCCGCCCTTCACCTCCTTGATGATGGCGTGATCAATCAGGCTTTTCTTGGCGCGAGACAGTGCGGAGCGCCTCGCCGTGTCTGTCGCATACTCGCCATGTTGCTGCGTGTACTCGCTCCAAGCCTCGGCAGAAATGAACGGCAAGCCACCATGCGCGGCATGGTTGTAGCCAACCGCAGTCACGGCGTCCTCGAACATCTTCATGGACTTTTGCACAGACTCCGGCAGGCTGGCTTTTGACTCGCCATCCGGCTTGTCGCCAGGCATGGCGATCACGGTGCCTATCGGGTCTCCAAAGTTGTCCAGCTCGGTCGGGTGATCCACTGGCTTCAGGTCGAAGTACATGGAGCCGAACGGCCTGCCGCGAAACTTCTGGCCATGCGGGAACAGCTCAGTTGTCGTGTCGCCAGGCTCACGCCACAGACACAGGCATCCGTCAATAGAGCCAACAAATGAGCTGCCGCCGCGCGGCAACAGATTTTCCTTGGTCGCCCCCTTGGATGGATGCATCAGGGCGATGGTGCAGGGATTGCCCAAAGGCTCCATCAGCTCGCGCATGGCCATGGCCAGCTCATGCATGGCTCGGTTGTCGTTCTCGTCGTCTGCGCTGCTATGCGCTGGGCCGGTGTCGATGACTGTCAGGTCATAAGGCCCATGCGCCACGGCTTCTGACGAAAACCTAGAGAGCTGAATCCGGTCGTCAATGGCAAAAGGCCTGCGCGTGAAGTAGATGCGGCCATCCAGGGCGTCAACATCAAGCCCCATTTCCAGCAACATC